CTAGTGCTTGCTCTAAGCTGACAAAGAAATTCGGAGTCGGCCCGGGCGGCAAGAATATAACCATCTCTACCATAGATCAGTTCGCATTGAGTGATAACAGAGTCATTGTCTCTATTGTCCCCTTTGCACGTTGCCGCAGCAATCTGTTGCCCATCTGCGACTTTGGCCCCATGCTCGAACAGACCGTGTACAAACAACGCGGCACTGAGGGCCAGAGTTTCAATGCCATAACACACATCGGTCATGAAGGCCCTGAGTTAAGTCTGGGCGAGGAAGGACAATTTGCCAGCGTCACTGTCCCCCTCAAAACATTTGAATGTCTCCGTACGGCATTCTCTCTCTCGAAGACGACGAACTTGTCTGACACTGTTCGCCGTAGTAAAGTCGATCACCACGATGCAGCCATCTTACATAAATGCGTGGTGAATTCTTCTTTGTCACAAGTTGTTGAAGTGCACAAGCCTGGGCAATTGGCTAGGCACTATCAATCAGCTGAGAAGAAGCACGACACGGACCCTTATGAGCAGGGGTCCGAGTATGCCCGCGAGTATGCACCGGGACCACTGACACAAACAGCAGTGTTTCCAAACGTCTCGTGCACAAACGAACGGGCTACCATCGAGGGACGGATACAAGAGCCCCTAAGAAAGGCAAAAGCGCGGGAGAACACGACCCCACAGCAGCGACTGTACATGCGCGAGTTTGTAAATAAGCTCGTGCCTGAAGCTGGCACTGGCGTGCCATACTCAGTCGCCCATGTGGAGGCCTTGCAACAAAAGCCACTCCAGCGCGCCCGCAATGACGCTAATCGGTTCCACCATGGCTTTGACATGATTGTCAAAGCATTCCAGAAGAAGGAGGCCTACAACGCTCCTAATCATCCACGAAACATCTCAACTGTTCCACACGGCCAGAATGCCCAACTTTCTGGCTATACGTATGCATTTAAAGACGACATTCTTAAGAAACAATCTTGGTATACGCCGTGCAAAACACCCGCAGAAATTGCAGCTGCTGTACAAGATCTCGCGAACTCATCTGATGAGCTAGTGGAGACCGATTACAGCAGATTTGACGGCACGTTTTTGGACAACGTTCGACAAAAGATTGAGTTCTGCGCATACAGACGTTGGACAGCGGCAGAGCACAAGGGAGAATTGGAAACCCTTCTGTCCAATGAGATGGGCGCCCAGGCTGTCACCAAACTGGGTCAGAAATACCGCCCTGAGTCCACCAGACTTAGCGGTTCGCCTCTGACCACTGATTGCAACAGCATGGCCAACGCATTCGTTTTCTATGCAACAAACAGGCTTGCCGGTCAATCCATCGACGAAGCTTGGGATAACATAGGACTCGTTTACGGCGATGACGGTTTGCGCAATGGCACTGTTACTGACGCATTGCTTGTGCAAACAGCTTCCGATCTGG